GGACGACCAGAAGCACAATCAGGATATAATGATGATTTAGTTATGAGTTTTGGAACAGCAATGTATGTAAGAGACACAGCTATTAAATTTAAAACACAAGGAATGGATTTAACTCGCGCAATGCTTAGTAATATTACTGTAGTTAAATCAAACCAACAAGGTATCTATGGAGCTAATGCGAACAATAATCCATACAAAATGGATTTTGGACATGGAGCTGAGGACATTAGCTGGTTACTATAATATTTATACATATAATTTAATATAAAATGGCAGATACAAGTGTATTTACACGATTAAGACGGTTATTCTCTACTGATGTTATTATCAGAAATGCTGGGGGTAACGAACTTAAAGTAATGGATGTTAACAGTATTCAAACTACTGGAGAATATCAAACTAACTCATTAATAGACCGTTATAGTCGTATTTACTCTAATAATAGTACATCACTTTATGGCGCTCAATTAAATCTTAACTGGAAGTATTTACGTACTCAAATATATTCTGATTATGATGCCATGGATACTGACGCTATTATCGCGTCTGCTTTGGATATAATCGCAGATGAATGTACTCTCAAGAATGATATGGGTGAAGTACTTCAAATTAAGAGTAGCGACGAAGATATACAAAAAATACTATATAACTTATTCTATGATGTGTTAAACATTGAGTTTAACTTATGGTCTTGGATTAGACAAATGTGTAAGTACGGTGATTTTTTCTTAAAACTAGAAATAGCTGAAAAATTTGGTGTATATAATGTTATACCATACACAGCATATCACATTTCTCGTGAAGAAGGGTATGATACCAAAAACCCAGCTGAAGTAAGATTTGCATTTAGTGCTGATGGATACTCAGGTGGAACTGGGTACTATGGAGTGACAGGACAAAGTAATTACTCAGATAATAAACAAGATAATAAAATATATTTTGACAACTATGAAATAGCTCACTTCAGATTAATTACTGATGTGAACTATTTACCTTATGGTCGTTCTTATTTAGAACCAGCACGTAAGTTGTTTAAACAATATGTTTTAATGGAAGATGCAATGTTAATCCATCGTATTTGCCGCGCTCCAGAAAAACGTATTTTCTATATTAATGTTGGTTCTATTCCTCCAAATGAAGTAGAAAACTTTATGCAGAAGACTATCAACACAATGAAGAAAACTCCATTAGTTGACCCACAAACAGGTGAATACAACTTAAAATACAACCAACAAAACATGTTGGAAGATTTTTACATACCAGTTAGAGGTAATGATTCATCTACTAAGATTGAGCCTACTAAAGGTATGGATTATAATGGTATTGAAGATGTAGCATACTTAAGAGATAAGTTATTTGCTGCCTTAAAAGTACCTAAAGCATTTATGGGCTATGAAAAAGACTTAACCGGTAAAGCAACACTAGCTGCAGAAGATATTCGCTTTGCTCGTACAATTGATCGCATTCAACGTATTATATTGTCTGAATTAAACAAGATAGCATTAGTTCACTTATATACTCAAGGATATAGAAATGAAGGCTTAACAAACTTTGAATTAGATTTAACTACTCCTTCTATCATTTATGATCAAGAAAGAATAGCATTAATGAAAGAAAAAGTAGATCTAGCTCGTAGCATTATGGAAACTAAAATACTACCTACTGACTGGATTTATGACAATGTATTCCACTTAAGCCAAGACCAATTTGATGAGTATCGTGATTTAATAGCTGAAGACCAAAAACGTATCTTTAGAATGAAACAAATTGAAAATGAAGGTAATGACCCATTAGAATCAGGTAAATCATATGGTACACCTCATGACCTAGCAGCTTTATATGGCTCAGGTCGTTACAATAGTGGAGTACCTGATGGATATGGTGATGATCTTACTTTAGGTCGCCCTAAAGAAAAAGCATCTACTATTGGCACTCAAGATAATTACTTAGGTGTTGATAGATTAGGTAGAAAAGGTATGAAGGATGGTGATGATACTGGTGAAGATAAATCACTTAAAAATAACTTTAAAGGTGGTTCACCATTAGCATTAGAAAGTCTTCAAAACAGAACATTACTTGAACAAATGGATAAAAAACTCGTATTTAAAAAAGATGATTCCTCACTATTAGATGAATCTCAAATACGAGAATAACAACTTCATATATATTTATAGATAAATTATTGCTAAAGTGAATATAAAACACTCGAAGTACAAAAATACTGGAATCCTTTTTGAATTGTTAGTAAGACAAATCACAGCTGACACATTGTCAGGAAAAGATTCACCAGCTACAACAATTCTTAAGAAATACTTTACTAAAACTGAGTTAGGTAAGGAATATAAGTTATATGAAAACTTCTTTAAATACACTAATGTTAGTGAGGCTAAAGCAAACATGGTTTTAAATACACTTGTTGAAAGTTCAAAGCATTTAAACCGCTCAACTCTTAAGAGACAAAAGTATAATCTTATTAAAGAGATTAAAAATCATTATAACTTAGAAGATTTCTTTAAAATGAAATTACCTAATTATAAAGCACAAGCTTCATTATTTACTTTATTAGAAGTATACAATAGTGAAAACTTATCTAACCCAACTCAAATTATTGAGAATAAAACAGCGCTTTTAGAATACTTAACCCAGTCTACTATTGATAAAAAAGAAGTTAAAAATAGCATTTTAGAAGAATTTAAACATCAAGATAAAGATATTCGTGTATTAACATATAGAGTATTACTTGAAAAGTTTAATGATAAGTACGCTGATTTAAATACTAATCAAAAGAATACTTTAAAAGAATTTATTAATAGTATTGATAGTACCTCAAAATTAAAAGAGTTCTACAATATTAAAATAAATGAAATTAAAAGTACATTAGATGCTTTAAATAAAAAAGTTACTGATAAAGCTATTCAAATTAAGATAAATGAAGTTATAAACATTCTACCTAGTTTAACTAAGAATGAAAAAGTTAATGATGATCATTTAATTAATCTTTTACAATACTATGCGTTAGTAGAAGAGTTAGAATCAGCAAAATGAGTAAACAGGATAAAATAAAAGATATAGTTAGTAAACGCTTAAAAGAAATAAGTGCCACAGGTACTGGTGCATCTTACAACCCAGGTATTGGTGGGGAAAATTATCCTACACCTGTAGCAGGTGAAGCCCCTAATTATTATTATAAATTAGGATTTAAGCCTGTTAAAACAACAAAACCTAAAAGTTTTGATAAAAAACAATTATGGAATGAAGGAGAAGAAACAACACCTGAATTTGATGTTGAATCATTTATAGCTTCATTACCAACTGATGACGAAAAATTAAAAGAATATATAGCAGGACGTTTAGGTGATTTTAACTTACTATCGGGTAAACTAAAAGAACTTATAACATTAATTAGAGACGCTAAAAAAGAAACAATAGCTTCATATAAACAAAATCCTCAATATAGAGCAGTATATGGTACTGACTTAGCAGTTTCGTTAATAGACAATTTGATAAAATTATTTAAAAAATAAACATGGAACAAACACTTCAATCACAATATAACCTTATTAAAGAAGGTAAAGGTAATAAAGCATATTTTTTAAAATCAGCTTACCGTTTATTCCCAGACATGTTATCACCTGTTAATACATTTGAGGATACAATTGCTATCCTTAAAAATAGAAGCATTATCAGCGAAGGAATTGGTGGTTTAGTTACTACTGGTAAAAAACAAGACTGGCATGCTATTTTTAATGAAAATATGACTGCTCTTAAAGAAGAAAAAGAAGCTAAAGCTGAAGAAAAAGAAACTACTAAGGAAGTTACAGACATGGCTACTCGTGGGTATGATTATAAGGATGAAAAAAATTATGATAATGTATTTGGTCAAGAATTCTTAAAAGGATACTACACTGAATTAAAAGATCCTAAAAATGCTGATAAGCATGTTGAAGAATTAAGAGAAATTGTTGCTAAAAACTTAGCTAAAGATATTAATCACTATGTTAAAGATGGTCAATTTGGAATCAAAGGAGTAGGTTACCAAACTGAAGCACCTGGTTTAGGTACACCAAAAGAACCTAAAGGTAAATACAAATCATCAGGATATGGTGATATACCAAAATCAAAAGACTTAAAAGAATCAATATTACGCTCTCAAATCCAACTTTTAATTAAAGAAGTATTAACTGAAGTATCTAAAGATAAAGCTATAGAAGCAGCTATAGGTGATACTATTGTTTATAAAAACAGTAAAGGTGAGGAAGTTAAATCTGAAATTGTAAATTTAAGTTTAGGAGGAGGGGATCCACTCCCAACAGCAAAATTAAAAAATAAAGACACAGTTAGTCTTGGAGATGCTATTGAATTAAGAAAAAAACCATTAAATGAAACTAAAGAACCATCTAAAGCTGCTTTAACTGCGGCTGAAGAATTATATGATGAATTAGGAAGTGTAAAAAAAGCTATAGACGCGTTGCCAAAAGAATATAAAGAACATAAAAAAGCATTAGAAGCTCATCTTAATTTTAAATTTAGAGACTAATGAAACAGGTATTAATAGAAACTCAATATTTTACCGCTGAACCTTTAAAATTAGTTGAAGGTATTGTACCTACAGGTAACCCACTTGTTAAAGGTATTTTAGCTACTTGTGAAGTTAAAAACGGTAATGGTCGTTACTACTCAAAAGAATTGTGGGAACGTGAGATAGACAAATATATGGAAAGTGTTAATGCTAACAGAGCGTTAGGCGAATTAGACCACCCAGACTCATCTATTATTAACTTAAAAAACGTATCACATAATATTAAAAAGATTTGGTGGGACGGAGACCATGTGATGGGAGCTATTGAAATACTACCTACACCATCAGGAAACATATTATCAGCGTTATTTGCTAATAAAATACCAGTAGGTGTATCATCTCGTGGTATGGGTTCATTAAAACAAATGGGTGAATTGATGGAAGTACAAGACGATTTTGAACTATTATGTTGGGATTTTGTTTCTACACCTTCAAATCCTGGATCATACATGAAAGAGGTAGGTATGATGAATGAGTCTAAAAATAATCAACATAACAAATATATTAAAGCAAATTCTATTATCACTGAAATACTTTGTGCTAACGGAACATGCCCAATATTTTAAACTATGAATCTACAATTCCTTAAAATGCAAAAGCTAGCTGGTTTAATAACAGAAAGCGAATATAAAAAAGCACTATTAACTGAAGCAACTGATCAAATACCTGGAAAAGATGGTATTATTATTTTAGTATCAGATTATGCTAAAAAACATATTATGGAACATAACAAACCAGGTATGGGTTCAGTATTTAAAACAGGTGTTACTGAAGACGAGATAGTAAACATAGTTAAAGAAGTAGCTCCTAAAGTATCAGGTGATGGTGGAGCATACGAATTAAACAAACCAGGTATAGGATATGATTTAGTTTTAGATATAACTAAAGCAAAAGCATTAAAAGATGCTAAAGAAGGTGAAGTTGAAAAACAAGAAGGCCCTAATAAAGTAAAAGTTATTTCTATTACTACATCACAACCATTATCTAGCTTTGCTTCTAATAGAATATCATTAATTATTAGAAAATCAAATCCTCAATTCTTACCAGATGATGTTAAAACAGATGCTGACATAGCTAAAAAAATTGAAGAAGGAAAATGTTATTCATTATTAACAGCATTCCCAGGCAATCCTGATATTCCAAGAGCATCAGAATGGGGAGGCAAATTCGCTGTAATAATACCAGGCGGAACTAATGAGTCATTAAATGAAGGTATGCAATACTTT